TGCAGCAGAATCAAGATTAATAGCATTACCATTACCAGCAAAATCAACATAAGAAGTAGAATCAAAGACACCTACAGTGTTTGACCCGCGTTTCACTGACCATTGTACTTGGCTTCCATGCCATACTTGTGTAATAGAAGCACCAGTAAGAACTTCATCACCAATAGCAAGATGGCTTACAGATGTATTACCTGACACGATAATAGTAGCATTAGCAGTAAAGTGTAGTGTAGCAGAAAGATTCTTTCTGTTTGCAATCATTCTAGCGCCAGCGGGAAGTGCAATAGCCATATTTAAGCTCCTTTATTCTGGATTGCAAAATCAAGAAGACTTAAAATACCTTCATGTGATTCGGCGGTATATAACATCTTTATTTGATTATCTTCGTTGAGACTATCAAATATAGTTAGAAGTGTATTTACATGAGTTTCGGAGAGACCATCAAGTTTGGAAAGTAGACGGTCAGCTGGAGTTGGAAGTTCTGCTTCACTAACCACATACTTTTCAATAGCACGGTTAATTACATCTTCCTTGGTGAGTTTACTTACTGCGCGGATTACACCATATGAACGTTTTGCAGCCTTAGAATCTTCTTTTTCACCATTTTTATTTGGATCTTTATCATCGTCACTGCCAGCTGATGTTGAAGCATTCTTAAATCCGCCTTTTGATGCAAGATTAGAAATACTATTTTCACGGCTTGGATGTGTGGCTTTGATCACATATGAACTTAGTGTACCCTTTGAAAGTTCATCAAGTAATGCTTCAACTAGAGTATCAAGATTCTCTTCAGTGAGATCTTCACCTTCAAGTTCTGCCATTTCAAGGATAGAGTTACGTAGCATTTCATCGGCATGTTCTTCAGCTACATAAACTGTCGTGTGACCATGCTTTTTAGCCCAAGCCTTAGCAGATTTAGCAGCATCACTAAACTTACCTTTACCAATGTGTGAAACTTTATCATCATTGAGATCAATGTTACCATTCTTCTTATGAGTAAAGATCCATGCACCAGAACCTGAAGCTTTCTTACCATGACTACGAAGGTAACGATCATGTGAAACACTTACAGCTTCATCTATATTAGGATTTTTTGCCCTTTTTAGATTATCTATATGGTGTATTCCATATCTAGGGTATTCTTCACCATCAACAATTTCATAATGATCAGGTTTAGTAGATTTACGAATAAAGCCTATATGACCTTTCCACTTACCTGATTTAATTTGTACAGTGTCATCATGTTTAAATGAATTAGATTCATCAAGATCTTCTACTTCTTCATTTGTCGCAGGAACTTTAGCTTTACCTGAAAGTTTAGCTTTGGCATTTTGATGCCCAGCAGCTCTTTTTAACAAGGTTCCGAGAGACTTATCAAAATTGCCGCCTGTATCATTAACAACTTCGCTATGCGCTTTGTCATAAACAGGCTCAGCTTTCTTCATATAATTGCCGACTTTTGACTTTGATAGCTCATCAAGATCTTCTACTTCTTCTTTTGTCATTTTATCAAGAGCTGTATCAACGCTTCTTTGTCTTTTGATAATTTTATGAAGATGTTTAAGCGCATCATCGCTCTCACCTTTATCAAACTTACTCTGAGCGGCGATTCCACGCTTTGGGAGATCTGAAACTGATTTCTTAACGTAGGATTTCAAAGTATCCTTTGATAACTCATCCAGCTCTTCGGCTTCTTCATAGACTTTTTCATCGTCACCAACATCATAACCGTGACGTTCTTTCTTGCGATTTACTACTTTGGTCTTGCCGTTAAACACATCGTCGCCGTTACCGTTACGATCCTTGTGCTTAATGACTACATGTTTGTTGACGAAATCTTGCTCGCCTTTAGCTTTAGGACGATAAATTTCAAATAGTTCTTTAAGCGTCTTCATCTGCACCCTCGCCTTCGTCTGAGCCTAAGTCCAAATCATCAAGATCTAGGTCATCGAGATCTAAGTCTAAATCGTCAAGATCGTCGTCATCAAAATCGACATCATCAATATCTACTGTGTCGTCGGTGTCTTCTGGATCACCATAAATGCTCTGAGCAAGTTCAATCTTCTTATTCTCTAGAGCAGTAATAGCCTTATCTCGTAGAATAGTGTCAAATGCACTAGCAAAATCTACAGGATTCTTATCAATGGCTAAACCGAGCAAATCAGTTGTATCTGGCATAACTTATTCCTTTTATCTGATATTCTATTTATTAAATTTTATTCTTGACCTTGAGCACCAATTGTTTCCTGAGAACCTGTAGGTTGTTGTTCTTCAGGTTGTGTTGGAGCTTGTGGAGCTGGAGGTGTATACTGTGGATTATTAGCTTCTTCTTTGATCTGTGCATCAATCTCTTCCATTTCCTCATCGGTCTGACGAAGAACGTGGCGGCGGATCCACTCATTTGAATAATACTTTCCGGCATAATCATCAATATCTCTAAGCATTACAATGCGATCTCTAAGGATTTCTGTTTCTTTAAGTTCGGCAAAGTAATTATCTTGAGAGAATTTATAACGGATCTGATTCTTAAGTTGTTCCCATTCCTCGTATGTGATAATACCTTTGAGTACTAATTGCTTTTCGAGGATTTTTGTAAATAGAGCAGCAAACCGATTGCGTAGTCTATTCACAAATTTAGCAAACTTAACTTCGTCTCTAGTAATTTCGTTTGATCTACCGAAGCCAAATTGTGTTTCAGTGTCAAGTCTTGAAACAGGAACATTTAATGCTTGATATAGTTTCTTCTGGAAATACACAATATCGTCGATCTGACCTAGATTCTGACCGCCTGGTAGAGTTGTGATTTCTGTTCCTCTACCTTCACGGCGTGGAAGCCAGAAGTCCTCAAGCATAGTCATAAACTTGCGGTCATCTCGAACTTCACCAGTTGCGGAATCATAAACAAGCTTGTTTTTAAAGCGAGTCATCTGATCACGGAGGTATTGTTCCGCTTTCATCTTTGGTAGATTACCAACGTCGATGTAGAAAATACGGCGTTCTGGCGCACGACTGATACGATAAATGACCAGCGAATCTTCCATAGAACGAAGCTGGTTGAGAGGTTTAATAGCTTTATGGAGATATGATTGTACTAGGTCACCATTGATTGATGTGAGTCCCGACGTATTATGAATGATCGAGTCTTTAGCAATCTTGACACCACCAATACTATTATTGGGGATCGACGATACGTTACCAGAAGTTTTAGCAAAGCCTTTATCATTAAAGATATAATATTCTTTACTAGTCTGATTAGTAGGAATATTATCTACTAGCTTTTTACGCTTTACTTCTCTGACCTTACGAATCTTTCGTGGGTCAATATAACGAAGTTCAATAATACCAGCTCTAGGTTGTTTTTCATCTAGAATAGCATGGTAATATAATCTACCATCTACATACCAACGTTTGAAGATTTCATAACCTTGAGCATTAAACTCAAGAAGTTTTAGAACATTTCTAAATTCATCTACAAACAGTTTTTTAATTCGGTCTGATAGCTCAGTATCATCAAGAATCAATTCAACTGGTTCTGTTTCTGGTTCCTGAGTAATAACTTCATTTACAATATCATCTACAGCTCTGTCAATTTCTGGATGATATGACATTTCACGGTACTTATTGACTAATTCAGCTTCAGTTCTAATAGAACCGTCTAAATCTACATAAGTACCGTAAACACCACCTTCAGCAACAATAACCGCCCCATCATCACTCGCCTTTGGAGCGAATGAGATGGGTTCGGGATTCTTTCGTTTAAGTTCAAAACCAAATAATTCCATTATAAGATCACCACTTCATTTAAACTAAATTAACTTAGTGTGCCAGTATTACCTGGTGCAGTAACTTCGAACCAATCGTATGCGAAATTAACTTGGAATGTTTCAATCTGATTGGTTGAATCCCAGTTAAGTTCAATTGGCTGGATCTGAGTTGGAAATAGACCGTAGAAAGTATATGTTCTAACAATATCACCAGTTTTGGAATATTGAGATACTTCAGCCTGGAACTTATAGTTACTTGGTGAAGCACTTCCGGTTGTATTTCTATTGCCACCTAGTGAATTGATTTTATTGTGCCATAGCTCTAATGCATGACGAACCTTAAAATCTTCATCATTCATTACAGTTACTGACCAATCATCAAATACTCTATCACCCGCAACCTTAATTTTACGTCCCCAGTAACCAACCTCGATTGGTGTGATAGTTGATCCAGGCAAAGAGCTCGCCTGGATCATGAAGGATGCGATACTAGCTAAATCTGATGTAAAGTTACTTGTAAGTCTTACTTGGAATAGTGTAGGGCGAGCACCACCAAGTTGTAGATGAGCTCTAATATCATTGACTGCAAATGCCATGTTTGTTCTCCTTGTCTTTATTTATTCTGATTAGCTTACAATCTCTGAGAACTCAACGCCACTACGTACAGCCACAAAGTTAAGCTGAATGTAGTTAATTGATCTAGCAGGCTTAATATAGATATCACCAACAAATCTATTACTATCAATTACCTGTGATGTATTGTTAGTTTCATCACAGACAACCTTAAAGTCATAAATACCACGACGACCCTGAACATCTCTTAGATAAGGTTCAATCAAATTGCGGAATTGAGCACGAGTAAATTCGTCGTTGAACTCGAATAGAAGCGCCTTAGAAGCATTTGCAATTGCTTTTTCAAGAACAATGAATAGACGGCGAACGTTGATTCTGTCAAATGCTGATGGTTTATCTAGAAGTGTCTTATCACCGTATAGAATTGGTCCCTGACCAGATAGATTAACAACTGGGTTGATACCATTCTTATAAAGTTGATCACGCTGAGCAAGATTTGGATTGAATGCAAGCTTAATTACATTCTTGATAGCACCGCGAGTTGTACCCGCTGGTGAGAACCAAGGATCACGAGTTTTATCTGTTCTTGCACAAAGACCAGCAACATCACCATTAAGCGGGATGTAACGGTAAACGTCATTGTACTTGTCGTACATATACTTGTAACCTGAGTCTACAACGGCATATGATGAACTTCTTAGATTAGTTCTAAATGATAGAATCTGTTCTACTGGTTGTGTCTGATTAACAACTGTTGAACTTGAAGGTGAGATGAATACCACACAGTCTTTACGAACCTCAGCAACGTTATCAATAATATAGTTAGGAGATTGTGTTCCTGAAATACCACCTCTAGCAGGTCCGGTCATGATAAGTGATACATCAGCATCATCTGGTGAGACAAATAGATCATATGCTCTTGCAATATCACCAAATGAGATTGTTGTTTCGCCATAATCTCTATCCAAACCAGCACCACCAAATGATAGTGTAAGTGGTGTTACGTTTGTGGATGTAGCAATATTTAGTGAAGTATTTGATTCTGAACCAGTACGATCAGAGCCAACCCAAACATAGTTAGAATCCGAATTAATAACATTCTTAAAGTAGTTTGTTGTTCCGTCGGAAAGTTTAGAATCAGTAGCTCTTGAAAGTGCTTTATAAACTTCAAGAATAGAACCTGGACTACCAGTGAAACGACCTTCCTCATCTACTACAACTACGTGAATTTCATCATTCTGAATAGTTGTATTGTTAAGTTGAAGTGCTGTATTACCATTTACTGCAACATATGTAGATCTACCTGGTGCAACATCAACCTGGTTGAAGTATTCCCAATAACGATTTACAGCAGAAGTGCTAATATCAGATGAAAGCTTGAGAGGCTGGTCAAATGTAAGTGTAAAGATTGCAGTGTTTGGGGTTGAAGTACTTGTTGTAGCACTCTTTGCAATAACCTTAAGATACTGAACACCGGTGGTTGCAGTATTACCTACCTGAATGTAATCACCAAGTGTAATTAGATCAGAAACAGTATTTGCAGCTGCAACGTTAGCAGAACCTGTAGTTGAATAAAGAATAACGTTAGCTTGTTTTGATCCAACACCAAGTTCTAGACGTGTATTTGCATTATCTACTGACGTTCCATAACTTCTAAGATTCACAGATGAATTGTATTGTGAATTACTTCCGCATACAGATATCTTAAGTGAATTACCAAGTTCACCTACATAACGCGCAACGTAAGTTGGGCTATTTGTACCGAAGTTATTAGCCTTAGCAATATAGTCATCAGAATTTAAAATAGTATACTGTGCTGATGCAGTTAGTGAAGTATTGCTTGTTGCAATAGCTGAAAACTGATTAGCGGATACTGCACGGCTAACAAAAAGTGAGTTTGTATATGAAAGGAAGCTTGCTGCTGTGAACCATGTTTCAGCATTATCACTTGTTGGTTTACCAAACTTTAATGCTAGATCGTTCTCTGATGTTACTAAAACTCTTTGACCTGCAGGTCCCCAACGAAACACACCAGCAATAGCACCGGAAGTTGTATCAAGTGAAGGGACTACGGTTGTTAGATCAATCTCAGAAACATTAACGCCTGGGCTGAGTTGGAAACCACCTCCGCCTGATCCAAAATTTTGTACTGCCATTTATAAATCTCCTTAGAAGAGTTCGTTATTATTTTCTTATAGTGTATTTATAAAAATAAGAATCAGAAGAACATGAACTCAGGGTTTGGATTTTGTACTAGATCTATGATTTCATCTTCTGGTTGACCATCTTCCATAAATCCAGTGGGCAGAAGATCTCTTTCTAATTCTTCATCTGTTCGATCTCTAAGCTTCATCAGTGTATTTATGTCGGTGAGATCTTTGAAATACTGCTGATCGGACATCCACCCAAATAGGACTAAGCCCATAACTAGGTCATCATGACAGCCTGGTTCAGCTTCGTATGATGTTCCTTTTCTGGAGAATCTTGACAACTCAAAGATAGTATCATGGTCATTGATGATTAACTGTCGCTGCTCAATGAGCAATTTAAGCATAGAACAGCCGATGGATTTTACCGTCTTGGTTGTTCTGACTCCACGATCACTTGTGGTTGTTTTAGAAAAACCGGCAGAGATTCGTTTGCCTCTGGCTCCCGCATTTTCGGTCTGAATCACACTTTCACACTCATAATCAAAGTAAAGTGCATCCGCAACCTGACCACCAGTGTCATTAATTTCAACCAAGATTGATGCCGAATTGTAGAGCTTTGATACCTGAAAAATAGTACCTGCATAGTCTAATGGTGTGACCATATTGTTCTTGTATGTGCAAACTTGATTATACGGCATCTGAGTAATGTCGATCACCTGGAATGCAGAATAGTCAAGACCTTTACCTCTGGATACGTCACATATAATGACATACTGATGATTGCCTTGCTTCTCTTCGTATACTTTCAGACCATCTCTTGCAATTAAAGGAGTTTTCGCCACAAGTGATTTTAGAACAGCACCAGAGATAAGTGTACCAGATGAGCCTAACCACGCGCATTGAAATTCTTGAGCGAATTTCTCGTAGTCGAAATCCATAGCAGCAAGCGTTTCTTGGCGCCACTGTTCGTCACGACCAGGAACTTTCTGCCATGGAACTTCAACATACTGATAACCGTTTGTTCCTTCCTGAGCACCCATGCATGTTTTGTAGAAATGATTCAAACCATTTGGTGTGGAAGTGAATAAAATCTTAGTAGTCTCACCAGATGAAATGGTTGGAAAAACCGAAGCAAAGAACTCATCCCAGTTGTCAACGAATGCGGTTTCGTCGATGTATAGAAGCGAGATAGATTTACCACGAATAGCAGATGATGATGTAGCAGCCGCAATGATTTTACATCCATTCTCAAGCTCAATCGAGCCCTTGTTCCATGATACAACACCCTGCTGAAGCCAGGGCGGAAGACCTTCATATGAGATTTTAATACGATCTAGAATTTCTCTAGCCGCATCACCTTTGTTAGCAAGTAATGCAACTGTCTTATGATTATTGAAAATGATGTAATGAAGAATAACAGCAGCCGCAGTAGTGGTATTATGACTTAAAATTCCATTTGTGTAATATCTATGATTATAAGAGTTAACGGTTAAATCAAACATATTACTGAATACTTCAGTCTTAGTAATAGACTTTACAAGATCAGGACCA